GTGCTAGCCGCAATAGCGGAGAACAAGACAACGCGGATAGCGCTAGCGCAGAGTAGTTTAGGGTGGTTTTGCCAAATATACCTTAAGCACTACATAACGAGTGCTACGCCGCCTTTTCATTGGGAACTTTTTGACGAGCTGCAAAATGAGGAGCGCAGCTATTTGCTGCTCATGGCGTTTAGGGGCAGCGGCAAAAGTACCGTTGCGGCCCTGGCATATCCGCTATGGTGCGCCGTAACCGGCCGGAAAAAGTTTATACTGCTGGCCGGCGATACGCATACGCAGGCAAAGCAGCATATAAGCAATATCATTTACGAGCTAGAGAATAATAAGATACTGCAAGACGATTGGGGGCCGTTTAAGAGTGATGAGGAGTGGACGGCAATAAACATTGTGCTAAAGAATGGCGGCCGCATAATGAGCCGGAGCCGCGGGCAGAAAACGCGAGGGCTGCGGCATTTGCAGTACCGGCCGGATTTAATAATTTGCGACGATGTAGAAAATAACGAGGTAGTACGCACAAAAGAGCAGCGCGACAAAACAGAGGAATGGTTTTTATCCGAAGTGATACCGGCAATGGACACGATAGACGGCAAGCTGGTTTTGATTGGCAACCTGCTGCACCTGGATAGCTTGCTGGCCCGCCAGCGCGCCAGGATAACCGGCGGCAACATTGGCATAGTGCATGAATATCCGCTGGTAAATAAAATTACCGGCGCGAGCGAATGGCCGGCAAAATATCCGCAGCATGCGCTAGATAAGCTTAAGCGCCAGGTAGGCGAGCGGTTTTATTTGCGCGAGTATTTGCTAAAGGTAATACCGGAGGAGGGGCAGGTAGTGCGGCAGCTGCATTACTACAAAGGCCCGCTACCGAGCGCGCCGGAAGCTGTAGCTATCGGCGTTGATTTAGCGATTAGCCAAAAGCAGACGGCAGATTACAGCGCCATAAACGCAATGGCAAAATGCGACAATGGCAAGTTTTACAATTTGAGCAATGAGGCCGGCCGGTGGAGCTTTAACGATACGCTGCAGCAGATTAACCTAACCTATGAGCGCTACCGCGCGCTGTACCCGAACATAAGCGTACTATTGGGGGTAGAAAACGTGGGCTACCAGCAGAGCGCGATAGAGGAGATAACGCGGCGCTACCATTTGCCGGTTGAGGAGATTAAACGCACAATGGACAAAAGAGCGCGGCTGCAGGTAATTGAGCCGTACCTAACGAGCGGCGAGGTGTTGTTACGGCAAGACGAGGACGCAGACGTAGCAAACGAGATACTAAACTTTGGCATTGAGCAGTACGACGACCGCATGGACGCGCTAGAGATTAGCATTAACCTGCTGCTGGACAGCGGCGGGCCAAATGTTTATATTTTGGGGGCATAATAATATGGGCCAGGCGACATTGCACAAAAAAATACGCAAGCTGTACCGGCAAGACGTGCGCGCAAAGCTGGGAATGGAAACCACGCTATTTGACCGGCTCATGCGCGAGCGGCCGCGATACATGCCGCTATGGCTATGGGCGCAGCTGGCACGATTATTTTTTACCCCGCAATGGCGGCCGCATATTGTGGCATTTAAGGGCCGGATTAAGGCAAAACCAAAAACGAGGCAAAACGAGCCGGTTAAGCCAATAGCCATAACAACCGAGGAGCTACCGGCGCATGACGGCATAAAGGCCGGTTGACCATTTTTTGCGACTTTTTGGCGAAATAAACTTTATGCTGCAACAAAAAAGTTGCAGATTTTTGCAAAGTGATTTGACGACAAGGAAAATGTATGCTATACTATAAGAGTGAGGTAAGCGGTAGGTACCTTGCAAACTAAATAAACCTAACTACAAATGCTTATGGCAAAGCTTACAAAGTTACAAGCCGTGCAGCAGCTTGCAGAACTTGACCATGCTTTTTTGACGCCGGAAGGCGCAAGAGAGCTGGCAGAGCCGTTTGGGATTGTGCCAGGGCTACACTACGAAATGGTAGACCACAGCAACCCAAAGGGCTTGCGAGTGCCTGGCAAGGAGCATGGCGACCGAATAGAGGGCATTGCGGCCCACCAGCTAGCAGAGCAGTTATGCGGCGCAGAGCAGATACCATGCCCCGATTTTTACGGGATAGGTACCCAGCTGCGCGCCTGCTGCGCATTGCTAGAGCAGCATTTAGCCAAGCAATAGCATGCCGTACTTTACCGTGAGATTTACGGTAGACCTGCCCTATCCTAAAGAGGTGATGATAGAGAAGGTGCGGGCCGGAAACTACGGCAGCGCGATTGCGCGAGCGTGGCGAGAGCTGCGCAAGCAGGTACCGCGCAAGCGGATTAACGGCACGGTGCGCGTGCAAGCCGTGCGTTACTAGAGAGGATTGCACCGCCAAAGCCCCAGACCTACCGCCTGGGGTTTTTGGTTGGCCTTTACACGTTGATTTGTTAAGCGGTAAAATATAAGTAATGGCAAACTTTTTGCAACGTATATTTGGGGCGGGAGAAAAGCAGCGCCGCGACGAGGTGCAAATACCGTTTGCGCCTTTTGTGCAGCAGAGGTTGCAAGAGCTAATGGGCCTTGCCGCAAACCAGCAGCTCTTATCTAAAAACGAGGGCTGGGTTTTTGCATGCGTGCAGGCGATTGCGCAGGAGGTTGCAAACATACACCTGCACCTTATGCGCGCAAATGATGAGGGCGACGATACCGAGGAGTTTAACAGCCCCGCATTAGATTTGCTGAACAAAGTAAACCCGCGCATGACGCGGTACGAATTATTAGAGGTAACGCAGAGCCACCAGGAACTAGAGGGCAATGCGTTTTGGTTTTTGGCGCGCGATAAAACAAAAGCGGTGCGCGAGATTTGGCCGCTGCGGCCTGACCGCGTGGGTTTGATTGCCGATAAAGGAAACCCGCTGCTGGTAGATAAATATATTTACCGGCAGAAAAGCGGGCAGCGCGTTTTGATAGACGCAACAGACGTAATACATTTTAAGCAGTTTGACGCAAACGCAGAGTACCCGTTTCCGCACCGCGGCATTGGCACCGTGAAAGCGGCAATGCTTGCGATAGATACAAACACGTTTAGCCGCGTATGGAATAAAAACTTTTTCATTAACAGCGCAAGACCCGATTTTATTTTAACAACAGACGCGAAGCTAAACGCTACGGATTATGACCGCGTGAACCGGCAATGGAAAGCGGCGCACCAGGGGATAGATAACGCAAACAAGGCAGCGCTACTAGACCAGGGCATTAAAACTGACAAGTTTTCTTTTACGCAAAAAGAAATGGATTTTATTAAACAGCTGCAGCTAAGCCGTGATGAGATACTGGCGATTTTCCGCGTACCTAAAACCGTGCTGGGAATAACAGAGGACGTGAACCGCGCAAATGCGGAGGCAAGCAATTATGTATTTTCGCTGCGAACCATTAAGCCAAAAATGCAAAGGTTTGTAGATACATTAAACGAGTTTTTGCTGCCGCTGTTTGACGACCCCGCATTATATTTTACTTTTGACAGCCCCGTGCCGGAGGACGAGGTAACAAAGGCAACCGTATTTGCCGCCGGCATAAACAAGTGGCTTACGCGCAATGAGATACGAGGCGCGGAAGGTTTGCCGCCTACAGAAAACGGGGATAAGTTTTTTGGCACCGTTACTGACGTGCCGATAGATAGCGTGAAGCCGGAGGGGCCACAAGCGGAAGCAGCAAAGCCGCAAGGCAAGCGCAATGCGCCAAAGGCAGAAAAAAAAGAGAAGCAGACAACCGAGGAGGTAATTAAAGAAGCAACGCGGGCGCATATTACCGAATTGTTTAACAAGCCGATACCGGCGACGCCAAAGCAGCTGACGTATAACGCGGTGGAGGAGTTTAAGAGCGCATGGCTTAAAGATTTTGAGGCACGCGAGCGCAGATTTAGGGCAACCGTGCAGAGCTTTTTTGACGCGCAGCGCAAGCGTGTAATAACGCAGTTGGCCCAGGAGCTTAAAGGATTGGAAGCAAAGGAATACAACCTAAAAGCCACGCGCGATTTACTGCCGGACATTGACGAGGAGGTTAGTGCGCTTATTGACTTAAGCACGCCGCTGTATCAAAAGTTTGTGGCAGAGCAAGGTGAGCGCGCGGTATCGCTAGTGGGCGCAGAGATTGCGTTTGATACACAAAGCCAAAGCGTTATTGAGTTTATCGCAGAGCGCGCACAATTTTTTGCGAAAAGCGCAAATGACGTAACCTATGAGGAGT